CCTAGGCACAGATTTTGCGAAGTTTTCGCCATAGGGGTAGCTGCTAACAATGGGCAAGCGCGGACCAAAACCGACGCCGACCGCGATCAAGATCGCTCGCGGAACCAATCGCACCAAAAAGGCTCGCGAGCCGCAGCCGCCGGCCGACCGGATCGTGATGCCAAAAGCACCTCGGCAAAGTCGCGTCCGCGAAGTGGCGGCGGCTGCTTCCGCTCATGCAGCAAGTGCGGCTGATGACGCGGGCCGACATCGAGGCTCTTGCACGTTACTGCGACACGTACGAATGGTGGCTTGCCACGCGTGACATACTCAAGCGTGACGGTTGTACCTATCCGATTCTCAACGACGGCGGCGAGGTAAAGTACATTGCCCAAAGGCCGGAAGTCAGCATCGCCCACAAACTCGCCACGCAGCTCAGGCAGCTCGAGCAAGACTTCGGGCCTCAACCCCGTCGGCCAGGTCGTCGCTTCGAAGTCGAGCCAGAGCAAGAGCACGACGCCGACGCAGCCGATATCCTGTTCGGCTGACTGCCGCTGTGCCAGCTGCAAAGCGGTGGCCTTCTTCGAGCGGTACTTCACGCACGCCAAAGGCGAACTAGGCGGCCAGCCGTTTGCGCTAGAGCCGTGGCAACGCGACTACGTGCGTGCGTTATTTGCGGAGGAGAACGGCCAGCGGAAGATCCGTACGTCGCTGCTGGCGTTGCCACGCAAGAACGGGAAATCGAGCCTGTGTGCCGGCATTGCTCTGCGGCTTCTTCTCGAAGACGAACCGGGCTGCGAAGTCTACTCGTGTGCTGCGTCTCGCGATCAAGCACGGCTCGTGTTTGACATGGCACGCATCGCCGTCGAGCAGTCGCCGATTCTGTCGCAGCACTTGACCGTTTACCGCTCGGCCATTGTCCGCGAGAAGACGCACGCCACGTATAAGGCTCTCTCGGCTGAGGCCGGCATTCAACACGGCCTTTCTGCTCACGGCGTGATCTTTGACGAGTTGCACGTGAGCAACCGCGAGATGTGGGAAGTCATGCTGTCCAGCCAGGGTGCAAGGCGACAGCCGCTGACGGTAGCACTGACGACGGCCGGCTATGACCGCAAGAGCGTGTGCTGGGAAGTCTGGCAATACGCCGAAGCCGTGAAGGCCGGCTCGATTAAGGACGCAACATTCCTGCCGGCAATCTACGCCGCTGGCATTGAAGACGACTGGAAGGACGAACGCACATGGGCAAAGGCAAATCCCAATCTGGGCGTGTCGGTAAAGCTCGACTTTCTGCGAAGCGAGTGCGCCCGCGCAGTCGAGATGCCCACATACGAAAACACGTTCCGCCAGCTGTACCTGAACCAGTGGACGCAGCAAGACCAGAGGTGGCTGAGGATGGATCACTGGATGCAGGGTGCACAGCCTTGCCCAGTAGACCTAAGAGCACGGGAATGCTTCGGTGGCCTAGACCTTGCGACGACTTTTGACACTACGTGCCTGGCTCTCGTGTTTCCGCTTGATGACGGCACGGTGTGGTGTGAGCCGCACTTTTGGATACCGGGAGAGAACATGCGGCAGCGTGTGCAACGCGACAAGGTTCAGTATGACGTGTGGGCTCGGCAAGGCCACCTGCACCTGACGCATGGCAACGTGACCGACTACGACCAGGTACGAGCCGAGATCAACGAGCTGACAGAGAAATACAACATCCGGCAGATCGCTATCGACCGGTGGAACGCAACGCAGCTGGCCACGCAACTGCAAGGGGACGGCATTGACGTTGTAGGCTTTGGCCAGGGATACGGCAGCATGTCGGCACCGAGCAAGCAGCTAGAGTCGATGGTCGTCTCGAGCAAACTGCTGCACAACAATCCGGTACTTGATTGGCAGGCTGGCAACGTCGCGATACAGCAGGACCACGCGGGCAACATTAAGCCGAGCAAGCAGAAGAGCACAGAGCGGATCGACGGCATCGTGTCGCTCGTGATGGCGTTAGGGATCATGGCCACGGCCACGACAAAGCCGGAACTAAACTGGGACATTATCGAACTATGAGCGATCTCGCCGACTACCGCATGTACGATCTTCGCTCGGTGGATTGGACGGCGAGCAGCAACCGCACGCCAAGCGGCGTTCGCGTGACAGCTGATAACTCGATGGCCTGCTCTGCTTATACGGCGTGCATCCGGGTGATTAGCGATGCCGTATCGTCTCTGCCTTTGCACCTCTACGAGAAGCTGCCAGACGGTGGCAAAGAGAAGGTTTCGAGCCATCCTCTCTACCGGCTTCTGCACACGCAGCCAAACCCGTGGCAGACGGCTCAAGAGTTTCGCGATTGGATGACCGGCATGTATCTGCACTACGGTGCCAGTTATGCCGAAATCCGGCCTGGTGCTCGCGGTGCTGTCAGCGAACTCTGGCCGCTGCATTCCAGCCGCATGGAAGTCGAGCGGCTATCAGACGGCCGCGTGCGGTATCTGTACCGCGAGCCGGACGGACGGCAGACGCAGTACAGCCAAGAGCAGATTTTTGCTCTGAGGTTCACCACTGAGGATGGCGTCAAACCGATCCCGACCTACCGGTTGTTTGCGAACGTCATCGGCCTGGCCAAAGCGTTGGAAGATCACGCGAGCACCTATTTTGGTCAACGGTGCACGGCCAGGCGTCATTCTTGAGAGCGACAACCCGATTCCGGTGGAAGCGGCCGAGCAGCTGCGGCAGAACTGGGAACGCATTCACCGTGGTGCAGACCGTGCGTTCCGCACGTGCGTGCTGCCCAACGGCGTGAAGGCCCACGAGCTGAGCGGCAGCAACGAAGCTGCACAGATGCTTGAGTCGCGGCAGTTTTCGGTAATCGAGATTTGCCGGCTGTTCAGGGTGCCGCCGCATCTGATTCAAGAGCTGACGCGTAGCACCTACAGCAACATCGAGGTACAGGGCACCGAGTTTGTCCAGCACTGCCTGCTACCGCACCTAAAGCGTTGGGAAGCGGCCATCGCTCGCGATCTGATCGTGGATGACGAGCGGTACTTTGCCGAGCACAGCGTCAGCGGCCTGCTTCGCGGCGACCACACCAGCCGTGCCAGCTACTACGTGTCGGCACTGCAAAACGGCTGGATGACGATCAACGAGGTTCGCGAGCTCGAGAACCTCAACCCGATTGACGGCGGCGACGTGCATTTTGTTCCTATGAACATGCAGACGCTTGAGCAAATGACCGAGGAGCCAGAGCCGGCACCAGAGCCAGAGCCGCCGCAGCCACCAGCGTTGCCGGCTGAGCCAGAACCAGAGCCGCCGGCCGAGCAGCTCGACCCACGTAGACGACGAGGAGCAGGACTGATGTCAGACAATATCGAACGGCGAGAGTGGGAACTAGAAGAAGACGATCTGATGGATCGAGGAACGCCAGCCAGGCCAAGCGGCCATCGTCGGTTATGCGGCTCGATACAACCGGCTCCAGTCTTGATCTCGGCGGATTCCGCGAAGAGATTTTGCCAGGTGCGTTCGACAAGATTCTGAACCGGCAGCGTGGGAAAGGCGACGTGGTGGCGTTGTTCAACCATGACAGCAATATGGTGCTCGGCCGCACGGCGAGCGGCACGCTCGAGCTATCGAGCGACGAAAAGGGGCTCAAGTACCGCGTTGTTCCGCCTGCTAGCCGCCAGGATGTCATGGACCTGATCGCTCGTCGTGACGTGACTGGAAGCTCGTTCGCGTTCACGGTCGACCGCAAGACCGGCGAAGCATTTCGGCAGACCGAGGACGGCAAGACGATCCGCCAAATCCGCGAGGTGAGCGGACTGTATGACGTTGGGCCAGTGCTCGTGCCGGCGTACCCTTCGAGTTCTGCTGCTATTGCTCAGCGTTCCTACGAAGCGTGGCTGGCCGAGCAGCAGGAACAGCCTGCCGAGGTTGTGGCACGTTCCTTTGATGGCCGGCGTGGCCGCTGCTGTTTCGTCCGTTCTGAGGCTCAAGCTGCGTGGCTGAACACCCAAAGTGCAAGTGCGGTTGCCGCATGGTGACTCGCTCAAGCCGGTCTATCGGCTCTGAGCAACAGCGTTACATCCGCTGCCCAAAGTGCGGTGCTCGCGGCACCGTATTTGTGAAAACAACAGTTTCTGCCGTGCGCATCTGCAAGGATGGCCGTCGCGTTTCCTAGTTTGGCTCTATCGCACACGCCGCATGTCGCGGCCTGATAGGAGCTAACAAATGGACAATCTGAAGAAGCTGCAGGACGAAGCGGCCGAAATCGCCAACCGCATCGACGCCGTTCGCGCGATGGAATGCGAGAGCGACGCAGACATCGCTGCCCGCGACATGGACCTCACGGCTCTCGTCAAGCGAGCCGACGACATCACCGCCAAGATCGACTTCGAGCGGAAGGTGGCCGAGTCGGCCACCAACATCCGCAGCGTTGTTGATCGCTGCACGCCGGCTCGCGAGCAGGAAGAGACTCGCGAAGTTGCTCGCATTGAGCCTGTCACCTACAGCCGCAAGCTGCGGGCGTTCGACAATCCCGAAAGTGCCTACCGCGTCGGCAAGTGGCTGGCCGGCACGTTCCTGGGTGACGCCGACGCCCGGCGTTGGTGCCTCGATCACGGCGTCGAAAGCCGTGCGATGGGCGAGAGCACGACCGCTGCCGGCGGGTTTGCCGTGCCGGAAGAAATGAGCTCGCAGCTCATCCGCCTGGTCGAAACCTATGGCGTGGCTCCCAGCGTCATGCAGAGCGTGCCGATGGCCTCAGATACGCTGCTGGTTCCAAAGCGGCTCACCGGCGTGACCGCCAGCTGGATCGGCGAAAACAGCGAGATCACCACTAGCGACCCGACCGGTACGCAGGTGCAGCTGGTCGCCAAGAAGCTGCCAGCGGCACCCGTGTTGCTCGCGAACTGCTGCTCGATTCCGTGATCGCTGTCGCGGACTGGCTCGTGCAGGAGCACGGCCTGGCTCTCGCTAAGAAGACCGACGAAGCGGCCTTCAACGGCGACGGCACGAGCACCTTCGGCGGCATCCAGGGCATCACGACCAAGATCGACGACGGCACTCACACTGCTAGCGTCGTCTCGGCCGCGTCCGGCAACAACAGTTTTGAGAATCTCGACCTTGCCGACTTCTCCAAGGCTCTTGGTGCTCTGCCTCGCTACGCTCTCGGTGGTGCGGCCTGGTACATCTCGCCTGCTGGCTACCACGCGAGCATCGAGCGGCTGCAGATGGCCGCCGGCGGCTTGACCCTCGGCGACATTGCCGGCGGTGGCGTGCCTCGCTTCCTGGGCCTGCCGGTGATTCAGACGCTTGTCATGGATAACACGCTGGGCTCCGACGCTGGTGTGGTCAAGGTGCTTGTCGGTGACGCATCGTCTCGCCGGCATCTACGGCATCCGCGACCAGGTTGCTATCCGTAGCACCGAGGAAGAGTACGCCAGGTTTGACCAGTACGGCGTTCTACGCGACGATCCGCGTCGATTACAACTGGCATTCGCTCGGTGACACCAGCGACGCTGGCCCAATGGTTGCCCTCAAGACCACTGCCTGAGACTAGGAGAAAAACGTGAACAATCTCGAAGCATCGAAGACCGCAGCCAAACTCAGCAGCGGTGACATTGCGACCAACGCCACGCACCAGCACGCCATCGACACCCTCGGCTTTGACTACGCGTCTATCGACGTTGTTTTCGAGCCGGTCGCTGCCGCTGGCACTAACTCGAGCGTGGCCGTGGCTCTCAAGCTGCAGCAGGGCGACACCACGAGCAGCTACGCTGACGTGACGGCTTACGTCGGCGGCGGAACTGGCGGGTTTACCGTGCCGACGCCGGCCGACACTACCAGCTCCACTGTGGTGCGTTTCAATGTCGACATGCGTGGCAAAAAGCGTTACCTCAACGTGTACGCTACGCCAAACGTCGCTTCGCCCGTCGTCTCGGTTGCTCGCCTTGGCAAGCCCGAAGAGGCACCGGTCGCGGCCTCGTCTGCCGGCGTGAACGTGTTCGTGTCCGGCTGAGCCTTGACACGCGCGGCATGATGTTAACAAGGATGGCCGGGCACGGAGGCCCTCTCCGGCCCGGCCGTTTTCTTTGGAGAACACACATGCTGGTGAAGGTTGGAAACACGAACGTCGACGTGCGAGTCGAGGCCGTGCTATCTGTGCCACGTCTCGGCTTTATGGACAACTTTTTCACGTGGGCGCAAGCACTCACGCCGCTTGGCATCCGGCCGACCAAAGTCACCGGTGCATTCTGGGGTCAGTGTTTGCAGCGAGTGATGGAGCAGTTCGTCGACGACGCCGAGTATCTGGTCACGATTGACTACGACACGTTTTTTAGCCAAGCCGACCTAGAGCACTGATGGCTCTGGCCATGACGTTTCAGTGCGACGCCGTGACCGGCCTGCAGACCAAACGCGAAGACGGCAGGCCAATGCTGACGCTTAAGGGCATGATGGACAACCCGCCGGCGGAAGGCAGCACGCAAGTGCCACGCGATTGGTTTGCCGCACCTGTGCAGGAAGTCGACACCATGCACTTTGGCTGCACAGTAATCAGCACGGCAGCACTGAAGCGAACGCCTAAGCCGTGGTTTCTTGGCACGCCAAACGAGCAAGGCGAATGGGGCGACGGCCGCCGCGACGACGATATCTTCTTTTGGGAAAACTTTCGCAAGGCCGGAAACCGCTGCTTTGTTTCTCCACGCGTGATTCTTGGCCACGGTGAGTACATGGTCACGTGGCCAGGCGAGCAGCTGCAGCAGCCGGTTTATCAGCACGCGACCGACTACGTGACGCACATGAAGCCACCGGAAGGCGTCTGGAAGGTGGAACGATGAGAGTGCGATTTATCAAGCCGCTACGCGTCTACCGCAGAGGCGACGTGGTTGACCTGGGCGACGGCGAAGCCAACGTGCTGATCGCTCGCGAGATCGTTCAGCCGGTGACTGAGCCGACGATGTTTGAGGCTGCGGTTGTGGAGCACGAGACGCGTACAGCCGCCGTAAAGCGAACACGAAAACGAAGGGTAACGGAATGCGATACCGAAGCCTGACGGTTGAGACTGCGCCGGCAGTCGAGCCGGTGACGCTTACAGAGGCGAAGCAGCATTTGCGCGTCGACATTGACGACGACGACACGTACATCGAGGCTCTGATCGTTGCGGCCCGGCAGTACGCCGAAGAGTACCTTGACCGTGCATTGATCTCGCAGCAGCTGGCCATGCGGATGGACACGTTTCCGTATGAGTTCGAGTTGCCACGGCCGCCTATGGCCACGAGCGGCACGCTCACGACGACGGCAGTCACCTACGCTCTCGATCCGGCTCAGCGTCTACGGCCGTGCCGACGACGACGACGCTCTCAACTTCGAGCTACCGCGTCGATCGAGACGACACGCCAGGACGCATCCGCACGGTCTACAACGGCACTTGGCCGAGCCACTTGAGCGATCCTAACTCGGTGACGGTGACGTGGTGGGCCGGCTACGGTGCAGCAAGCAGCGACGTGCCGCAAGCGATCCGCAATGCGATTCTGATGCTAGTCGCTCACCTTTACGAGAGCCGCCAGGCGGCTGTCGCTACCGGTGCTGTTCCGCAGGATGTCCCGTTTGGCGTAAAGGCTTTGCTCAACACGGCCAAGTGGGGATCGTACCGATGATCTTGCCAGGCCAGCTACGCGAGCGAGTGACCGTTGAGCAGCCGGTGAGAACCACAACCACTCTCGGCGAATCGCAGATCACGTGGAGCACCTACGCGACACGGTGGGCCAGCGTTGAAGGCGTCAGCAGCCGCGAGGCGTTGCAGTACGGACAGCAGCAAATCGAGATCACGCACAAAGTTCGCATGAGGTATCTCGACGGACTGACGCACGAAATGCGGCTGCAGTGGCGTAGCAGAACGCTTGACGTGGTGAGCGTGCTCGAATACGCGAACCGCAGTGAGCACGTTTTGATCTGCCAGGAGCAGGTGGCATGAGCATAGAAATGGAAATCGCATGGCCAACGCTGAAAGAACTGCAGGACGCATTCAAAGTCTTTGCCTAGCAACATTGCCGCAAAGCACATGGCTGCAGCTCTTGGAAGAGCAATCGACCCAACTTTTAAGCTGATTCGAAAGATTACGCCACGCGGTCCAACAGGCAATCTAAAAAAGGCGGTTCGCAAGAAAACAAAGCGTTACGTGCGAAACGGTGCTGGCGTCGCTGTTGCTGGTTACACCAAAGCACCAAAGAGGCAAAATCGACAGAAAAGCAAACGAGCGTGGAGGGCACGCTCACTTTGTCGAAAAAAGGCACAAAAGATCGTCGCACAAAAAGGTCGCGTAGCTTCTTCATTTGACGGACGACCTTTTTTCGGTTGTCCGCAGGAAAAGCGGCGCGTTAGTCACAAA